TTGTCAAACTGGGCTAAAGCAAGTTTTTTCATTTGCATGTATAACGTGGCCTGCTCCTTGGTAAGCTCGACCTCTCGCCTGGTGTAAATTTTGTCCGGCAGGTCTAAACAATCTTGCTTCAAAACGCGGCTACTAAACTGATCTAATTTTTCTGAAAGCTCCTCTAGCTTTCGATAGCCTACGATTTGGTTAAACTGTCTAGGGCCCATCGTGCGTCGTTGTACGTTGGCATAGCGCCCCTGGAAGGCGTAGTAGCTGTTAAACCCTAAACAAGAGGGCCTTAAAAATTCGCACTGCGCAAACAAATCCATAGGACTTTTTGTTACCGGAGAACCGGTCAAAATCCTGCGATATCGCGCTAACTTGCGTAGCTCTAAAATGTTGCGCGTTCTTTTCGCCTCACGGTTTTTTATGTTGGTGGATTCGTCAATAATCACCATGTTTTGCGGATTGTTTTCAAGAAAGCTGTAGGCAAAACTAAACGCCTTTGGAGTGCTTAATCCCTCGACGTTCATCGCAATAATTTTAAGACCCTCGTAATCGTCAAAGGTCATTTCTTTGAATTCTTTCAAAAACGTTTTTGTGTGATTTGGTTGCCATCGTAGCAACCGACGCTTGATTCTGTCCGGCAAGTGCGCGGGTATTTCTCCTTTTAACCAATTGTCAAAGACGCCCTTGGGAGCAATGATCAACACACACCGTAATTTGCCCGCTTCGAAAAGCAAACCCATATTATCGATTGCCACTTTGGTTTTGCCAGTCCCCATCTCCATGAACAAAGCGTGTGCCGTCTCTTCCCAAGACACGTCGAGCGCGTCACGTTGATGCGCGAAGGGTTTTGTTTTGAATTGGTAATTTAATTCTTTCATAAAAAAAACTTGACTTCACTTTGGTATAAGATAGTATCAGATATCCACAAGGGACGAAAGTTCTTTTAATCACGAACCGAGGACGATAATGAACGATTTAATTAAAGAAATGTATTCCGACATCAACACCCGTTTTACCAAGGTAGAAAGGTTAGGCGAGGAGGGCCTTGCGACCGTTTCGGAACTGGCACGACAGGTACGCGAAAAGACTCTCCGCGTTCAGCAGCTAGAGGAGGATCTCAAGGAAGAAAAAAAGTCGTTGCTGCAACTTACCGATCACGAGTTGCCCGCCATCATGGCAGAGTTAGATTTGTCAGAAATAAAAACAACCGACGGCAGCGAAGTCACGCTCAAGCCTACCTACGGGGCCACAATTACCGTCGCGCATCGCGAGGCGGCACATCAGTGGCTGCGAGACCACGCATACGACGATATTATCAAGAGCACAGTCTCTTGCAAATTCGACCGTGGGGAAGAAGAAAAAGCGCGGCAATTCAGTCAACTAGCAGCGACGGGAGGTTTCGAAACAGAGAAAAACGAAACGATTCATCCGCAAACGTTGAAAGCTTTTGTGCGAGAGCGTCTGCAAGCGGGCGAGGAAATTCCACAAGATTTATTCGGCATTTATGCCGGTCAAAGAGCAACCATCAAAATGGGAGACAAATAAGAATGGTTAAAGATATAGCAGAAAAAGAAGGCACAGAAGTAAGTGTGGTCACCGCGTCAATGTTCGAGGAGGACCAACTCCACGAAACTTTAGGTGCAGAGGATCTAGCGTTACCCTTCCTGAAGGTCATTACCGGTATGGAAGATTATGAAACGGGAGGCAAGAAAGGTGACATTTACAATACTGTCACGTCGCAAGTTTATCCCGGTGCAGAGGGTTTAAAAATTATTCCGTGTGCTTATCAGCGGCGCTTTATTGAGTGGGCTCCACGAGGGTCTGGCTCTGGTGCGCCCATTAATATATTTGAACCGGGTGACAACATGCCCGAGACTCGCCGCGATGAAAATAACCGAGACATGGTGGTGGACGGTGAGGGTCATTATATCGAGGAAACGCATCAACATTTTTGTCTTTTGCTTAACGATGAAGGGTTGGCCGAAAACGTGCTGATCACCATGAAAAGCACACAACTTAAAAAAAGCCGAAAATTTAACTCGATGATAGCGAGTCGGGTGATGAAAGGCGCCCAGGGACAAACGTTCACGCCCCCAAGATTCAGTCACGTTTACGAGCTTAAAACGGTGGCCGAATCCAACAGCAAAGGTTCTTGGCACGGGTGGGAGATGTCTGTCTTGCACACGGTAACCGAGGCGGACCTCTATCAACAGGCGAAAAGTTTTGCGGAAAGCATTGGCAGTGGCGATGTGACCGTGAAGCATGAATCTGAGGAATCTTCAGAAACAAAACACGCCTTTTAGCGAATGGGGGCCTTGTGCCCCCTTTTCCTTATGAATATTACAAAATTTAAGACGATTTTTGACGGCTTGCAGCAGGCTTACGGCTATTTTCGGATCGAAAAACAGGCGGCTAACGGCAAGAACACTGGCAAAGCAGGGATTGTCCGGCAACCACGAACCGACAAACTCTGGGAGGCGCACTTACTTGGCAACGGGCAAGGTCTTGGGATTATCCCTATTAACGAGACGAACCAGTGCAAGTGGGGGTGCATCGACATTGACGAGTATCCGCTTGATCACAAATTGCTGATCGAAAAGATACGCCGCATGAAGTTGCCACTGGTTGTTTGCCGTTCCAAAAGCGGCGGGGCCCATTGCTTTTTGTTTAGTAATGAATGGGTTGACGCCAAGGACATGCAACACGCGCTGCAAAACATCAGTGCTGCGCTAGGTTATGGGGACTCTGAAATCTTTCCGAAACAAATTGCGTTGCATCTCGAGCGGGGCGACGTGGGCAACTTTTTGAACCTACCTTACTACAACCACGAGGAGGGCCTGCGGTACGTGATTTTGGACGACGGGACCTCTGGCACCTTGGAAGAGTTTTACGGGCTCTACGACGCTCACGTGCAGACTCCGCAGCAGATTGTGGGTTTGCAAGTCACCAAGAACGGTGATGGCGATATGCTGAAGGACGGTCCTCCTTGTTTGCAAATTATTTGCAGTGATGGCATCTCCGAGGGCGGTAGAAACAACGGCTTGTTCAACATCGGTGTTTATTTAAGAAAAGCCTATCCCGACTCTTGGGAGCAAGAGATTTTAAAATATAACATGGAGTATTTGAGTCCGCCGCTTGACCTTCAGGAGGTCAACATTGTTGCCAAGCAATTGACGCGCAAGGACTATGCGTACAAGTGCTCGGACAGCCCCATAAACGCCTATTGCAACAAAACGTTGTGTCAAACACGCAAATTCGGTGTGGGCGCGGCGGTGCAGGGGGCAAGCATTGGCAACCTGAGAAAATACAACAGCACCCCGCCAGTCTGGTTTATGGACGTGAATAGCGAACCACTAGAACTGGATACGGAAGGGCTGATGAATCAGAATGCTTTCCAGAAAGCGTGTATGGAGCAACTTAACTTTATGCCGCGCTCTGTTAGTAAACAGGTGTGGGAGAGCAGGATCAGCACCTTGCTCACGGACATGAAAGAAAATGAGAGTGCGATAGTCGAGGTGAGTCAAGATGCCAGTATTGCCGGTCAGTTCTATGACTACCTTGAGGAATTTTGCCGCCACATGCAGCAAGCGCAAGATAAAGAAGAGATTTTGTTGCGGCGGCCTTGGACGGATGAAGAGATCAACCGGACGTATTTCAGGCTCAAAGATTTTGAAAACTACCTAAAGAAAAACAAATGGTTTGAATATAAGAGTCACCGGATCGCACAGCGGCTACGAGACATTCACGGCGAATCAACGGTATTGAAAATCAAAGGCAGAAGTGTGCGGGTTTGGGTAATCCCGTCCTTTGAGGCAATGAATATTGAAATTGACCCACCACAATTTGAAACGAAAGAGGCAGTGTTCTAATGGAAGAAAAGTCAGACAGAAATGCAGAAATTTACCGAATGCGACATGTTGAGGACATGACGTTCACCGCGATTGGTGAGCGTCTAGGTTTATCTCGTGAACGTGTTCGTCAGGTTTACGAGCGTATGAAAATCCAGAACGAGGATAGTTGGTTTGCGGAGGGCGACTACACTCGACGTAGCTGCCCCAACTGCGACGACTGATGTTCCGTATCTTCGGTCCACCCGGCACGGGCAAGACGACGACCTTGTTGGACATGGTTGACCAAGCTCTGGAGGAGGGCATACGGCCCACGGACATTGCGTTTCTGGCGTTTACGCGCAAGGCCGCAAACGAGGCCAAAGAACGTGCTGCTAAACGTTTCGATCTGTGTCCGAAAGAGGATCTGCCAAACTTCAGGACCCTGCACAGTCTGGCATTGACGCTGACCGACATTAAACGAGATCAGGTGATGCAGACAGAAAACTACCGGGAATTATCTCAGGTTTGTGGGGTCACGCTGCACGGCACCAAGTCCACAGCAGATGATGATCTGCCCTCTATCAACAGCACGGCGGATCCGATTCTTGGTGTCATCAATCTGGCACGGCTGCGAAAGGTACCGCTTAGAGAACAGTACAACATTAGCGAGATCGACGAGGAATGGAGTCTGGTGGACTACGTTGACAAGACGCTGCGCGAATATAAGCACAGGTTCAACCTGTACG